TACCAACACAGCGCTGCTGACTGGTCGCAGCAGAGGGCTCTCAGGGCTGCTGACACGGCGTGGAACAACAACTGGTCTGCTCGACAGAACATGATCGGTGTCAACAATCTGGAGCGCGCGACTAACACGCAACTCACCAACATTGCCAACAACGCTGCGCATGACCAGGCAGGCATGGCTGGACTGTCCAGCATCTTGCAGGGCGGCATGACAAGCCTCGCAGGCGGTAGCATCTCGAACCTTGCTAACGGCGCTATCCAGGGGTTCACGGGTCTCGGTATGCAGGTCAGCCAGGCGGGCGCGAACTCCGAGGCGACGAATGCTCGTAACCTGCTGTCTCGTGACATCACGCAGGCGAACGTGGATATGAACCTTGCGCAGTCCGACAACAACCGTAGCCTTGCCCAGTTTGCTGCTCAGGGTGACTACTCGAACGCCCTGGCTGGGATCAACGCGAAGGTTCAGGACGCGCAACTCCTTCCGCCCTCAACGTCAGGGCAGATGGGCGGCGATGCGTTCATGTTCGCGGCCAACCAGGCGTGGAAGATTTATGTCAAGACAAAGGTTGTTGGCCCCGGCGCCATGAGGACTATTGGTGAGTACTGGCTGCGATACGGCTACGCGCTCAACCAGTTCGTGGAACTGCCGTCCAACTACCAGTGCATGAGTAAGTTCACGTTCTGGAAGTTGAAGGAGACCACGGTGACTTCCACGTCGTGCCCTGAGACGTTCCGGCAGACTATCCGCGGTATCTTCGAGAAGGGCGTGACCGTATGGAATGATGAGTCGTACATCGGTAACACCGACCTTGCTGACAACAATCCGATTGGAGGTTTCCGGCTATGAGCCGAGATGGTGACTATGTGGCTGAGAGTATCTACTCTCCGTTCACTGAGGACACGGGAGCGACGCGGGCTCGTTCGCGTCGCAGGCGGGGTAACACTCGCACCAAGAAAGCACGTATCGCTAGGATGTATGTTCGCATCCTCACCGAAATGTGCATGAACCGCTTCAAGTGGGAAGGGCTACCCGATAGCATTGACCCGCGATTCTTGGAGTGGACGCTGTTCCGGGACGCGCTCAGCGTGTTCTACTTCGACAAGGAGTTTGACCAGTACATGGCATTGCGTGCCAGCGGCCGTGACGGAGTGAACTTTTATGACAATCCCACGGGCTTCACGGCTTATGGCAACCAGGTGTTTAGCAAGCACTTGAAGGCTGATGAGTGTGTGCCCATTTGGGCGAACTACATGCGGCTTCCCGACATTGACGTGGTGCGCATCTTCGCTGACAGGCTGGCCGAGGCTGACCGTACGGTGGAGATTGACATTTTCGCTTCACGTCACCCCTATATTGTTGGCGTGGGTGAGGATGAGCGGCTGGGAATGATGAATGCGTTCCGTGCCGTTGAGGAGGGTCAGCCTGTCATCTTCGGGTCTGAGACCTTCAATGCTCGCTCCCTTTCCGAGAAGATGAGCGTCCTCAATCTCCAGTTGGAGAAGGGTGCCATTACGGAGATGCAGGACGCTCGTTACCGTATCTGGAATGATGCGATGACGCTGCTCGGTATCTCCACGATGAACTCCTTCAAGAAAGAGCGCCTTGTGGGAGCCGAGGCGGACGGTGCTGATGGGCAGGCGGCGGCCATGCGTGGCGTGGCCCTTAACGCCCGGCGCTATGCGTGCGACCAGATTAACCGCATGTTCCCTGAACTCAACGTGTCAGTGGACTGGCACACCGAGTACATGAACAACGGCCTTGGCCCTGACGAGAACACCGACAAGGAAGAGGAGGCTGAGAACGATGGCTGACTTTACTATCGAGGTTCGCACGATTACGGAACTCACGGACATTAAGGCGGACGCCCTTAGCGACTATCCTATCTTCGATGAGGGTTATCGTGACACCCTGAATGACCGGATCATTAACCATTTCTGGTATAGGGAGATTGCTCACGAGACCGTTGACGTATGGCTCCGTCGGTTGAAGGTGCGCATGAATGAGATCATGCCGTACTTCAACAAGTGGTACCTCAGTGAACTGGTCAAGATTGACCCGCTCTCCACGCAGGACATGACCACCGATACCTCCTCGGAGTCCAAGGACACGCAGGCGTCCCGGATGAACCAGGAGTGGCGCGGGGACGCGCACACCTCCTCAACGGAGTCCCACAAGGAGGACACGGACTCCCGTGCGCACTCAGCGACGCACGATGAGGGCTCCTCGAAGGGCAACACCACCTCGACGGCGGACGCGAAGTCCCGTGCCGTGGCGTCGCAACTTCCTCAGACCCGTCTCGCGGGCAACGAGGACTATGCGACCAGCGCCACGGATACGGTGTCTCACAACGAGGGTACGGGCTCGTCCTCGACGTCTGACCGTCGGGACGGGACGGCAGACTCCACGTCGCACGTTGGCGTGGTGGGCTCCTCGGAGGGGCAGTCGTCGTCGCAGGACTCGAAGGATGGTCGTCAGGAGACCAGTGGTGAGTCGGCTCGGGAGGGCTCCTCGAAGCAACGGATTTCGGGGTATCATGGTCACAGCGCGGCGCTCATCGCGGCGTGGCGTGAGACTTTCGTGAACGTGGACATGATGGTGATTGAGTCACTGGAGCCGTTGTTCATGCAGATTTGGAACACAGATGATGAGTACTTCAAGGAAGGGTGGTTCTGGTGATCGGCATTCCAGATAACCTCATTGAGCCTGACACTTACAATGTGCCAGGAGGAACGGTCACTAACGTCACGCCGTTCACGTACCGGGATGGCATGACTTTCCTGGAACTGTTGGAGCGTATGCGCCGTTGGATTAACGGCTCGCTCGTTCCTGACACTAACAAGAACTTCGAGGCCATGATTAAGGCTTTCGAGGATTCCGTCAAGAAGATCACGGGCGACTCGCAGGCCGCCGTGGATGAACTCATTAAGGCGTTCGCTGATCTTCGCGCCGCCGTGGCCCGCGCCAACCTGGCCCCTGACTCGGTGACCAGCGCAGCCCGTGGCTACACTCGCAGCCACGTGCTCAGCGTGGGCATGAACTGGCCCGGCCGTGATTTCTTCAAGGGGCTCTACGGCGGGCACTCGATTCAGACGTTCTTCATTCACGAGAACGAGTTGTACGTGATCTACCGTGCTGCGACGGCTTACGCCATTGTTGTGCGGAAGTGGCCGTCGGGTGAGTACCTGACCTATTTCGTGCTTCCCAACAAGTCGGCATGGCCTGAGGGCTTCATCGTCAAGCGCGAGGGTCCTCACCGGAACCTGTACGTCAAGAACAGCGTGACTCAGCCTCGCGTGGCCCGCTTCGAGATTACGAAGATGCCCAATGAGGGTGAGCGGCTGGAGGCGAAGCAGACCTACACGGTGGACATTGGTAATAAGATGGCCCAGTGGGGTGATGGCTTCACAGTCGTACAGTCCGGTGACGGCGGACGCTTCGGACACCTTGACCGCGATTGGGCTCCCATTGACGAGATTCGCCTGAGCAAGGTCCAGTGGGGTTACGATTTCTCGTCCCCGCTCTACGGTAAGGGTGCGCTCAAGATTCAGGCGTTCTGTGACACCGGCTCCTCCCTCGTTGGCGGTGTTGGCGGCCATTGGCGTGATGGGAAGCCGAATGATGAGCACGCGATGCAGGGCATCGTCGAGGTGGGTTATGACGGCACGGTGATTACTCGCGCGCTCATGGACCCGCTTAAGGTTGTGAACCTCCTCAACCGGTACAAGATTGTTGCGTCCTCCATCGAGAATGAGGGAATGCAGTGTCTTGACGGCGTGATCTACTCGGGATGGGTGCACCGGACCTGGGATGATCCTGACTCGCTGACCAATGGGTTTACGATCTTCCGTGAGTTTGACGCCGGTCTCCTGGGCATTGATATGTCGGAGTGTGCGAAGGACCATTTCACGGGTGACGTGGACTCGTATCAGACGGGTTTGTGGCCCACCTCGACCGACAACTATTTCTACGACCGCTTGTCTCACAAGCGGCTTGAGAACACCACGCAGGTGTTCGATATGATGTATGCGCAGGGGCTTACTCGCTTCGCGTGGTACACGTGGAAGAACCGGGCCATCACTTCCGATACGGAGGGTATGCGACTTCCTGACTACTCGCTCGTTACGATCACGCGCCTGTCTGGTGGGCCGTCCACTGGTGGCTCCCTGATTGTGAACGTGATTCGCAACAACGGCTCGGAACAGTCCTACTTCATCCAGCGGCGCGTCGAGGTCAACGGGAACACGAAGGTGTACCGCTACCGGCGTGTCAGCCCCGATGACCGCTGGCAGAACATGACGTTGGAGCCCGGTGTCACCCAGGATGACCGCTACCCGCTCCAGTGGAAGGTGAGCAACGGCGTGCTTCGTCTCCGTGGCACGGTCACCTCCGGTCCTCAGCCGGGGACGAAGGTTGCGCGCATCCCGATTCAGGACGGGACGGTGTACACCACTCGCGCTGCGCAGCACGCTATCGGACCTGCCAGGACGAACGGTAGCCAGTTGGCGACCTGGAAACTGGGAGGCGACAACACTCTGTGGTTCGTTGGGAAGACGGGCGCTGACACTGATGGGGCGACCTCGAAGTGGCTGCCGGTTCCGACGTTCGGCGTTGAGATCGGCTTCACGAAGGAGGGTTCGGAGGCTGTGCCGGATAACCCGGATGAGACTCTGGACCCACCGGATGACCAGGTAGTGCCCTGAGTGTGGTACACTGAGTGAGCGATCCTCCCTCCGCACAGCCCGCAACCTGATGGTTGCGGGCTGTGCTATTATTGCCTCATGGCATGGGACGAGACAATGAAGAAAGTCGCCATTAAGGCGATCTGCTACCCGGAATCCTCGATGGATTACGGGGCAATCAACTACGACTACCCGATTACCATTGGGAGTGCTCAGTGGTATGGGTCGCGCGCCGGGGCCATCCTTCGCAGGATGAAGAAGGAGAACTCCGGTGAGTGGAAGGGCGTGCCCTCGTCCTTCGACAAGGACCTTGACGCCCACGGCGACAATGATGAGTGGTGGACGAGTCGGTACCTGACTCGGGAGGAGGGCGAGGCGCTTCGTCCGGTGATGCGTAAGAACGTCAAGATTCAGAACGACCAGACTATTAAGGACCTGGATGAGTATATCAATCTGGTCAAGGGCTATGGCTGGGACATTAACAAGCATACCGAGGCGCTGCTGCTGTGGTTCAGCGCGTACCACCAGATTGGCAGGAATGCGCTCCCCATTCTCTCCTCCGTCTCAGTGGGCTGCTCCATTGACGAGATGTTCAACGCCATTGTTGCTCACAGGGTGGCAGGGCAGTACCGCTCCCGTTACGAGAAGTGTCGTGACATTATCAAGAACAAGGACACGAGCGGCGTCGAGGGCGGCGTCGAGGGCGGTGGCGGGTTCGTCGGCGATGAGCAAGGCGGGGTCGTTGAGCAGCGCCATGGCGATCATGATGCGCTGGAGCTGGCCGCCTGAGAATTCGTGGGGGTATTGTTTCAGACGACGTTCTGCTTCGCGGATGCCGACGCGGTTGAGGAGGTCGAGAATGCGTTCGCGGGCGGCTTTGCGGGTGATGGTTTTGTTGTGGACGCGCAGGGCTTCCATGAGCTGGGTGCCGATTTTCATGAAAGGGTTCAGCGAGGTCATGGGCTCTTGGAAGATGAAGCTGATGCGTCCGCCGCGCAGGCTGCGGAGGGTTTTTTCGTCTGCGTCGAGGATGGATGTGCCGTCGAAGGTGATGCGCGAGTCTTGTCCGTAAAGGGTGCTATTTTCGGGCAGGAGGCGCATGAGGGACATGGCGGTAACGGATTTGCCGGAACCGGATTCGCCGACGAGGGCGAGGGTTTCACCTTTGGCGACTTGGAAGCTGATGTTGCGCACGGCGTGGACGGTTTTGTCGTGGAGTTGGAAACGGATGTCGAGGTTTTCGACGGTGAGTAATGGGGTGGTCATGGGTGTGTCCTCGTTGTGTGTGTCAGCGGTCTTTGGGGTCGAGTGCGTCGCGCAGGCCGTCGCCGATGAAGTTGAAGCAGAAGAGGGTGGCGACGAGGAAGAAGCAGGGGACGAGGAGCTGCCACGGGGCGGCTTCCATGGAGGCTGCGCCTTCTTGGAGCATAGAACCCCAACTGGTCTTGGGTTCTTGTACGCCCAATCCGAGGAAGCTGAGGAAGGATTCGAACATGATCATGCCGGGGACGAGCAGGGAGGCGTAAACCATGACGACGCCGAGTACGTTGGGGATGATGTGGCGGGTAACGATGCGGCGGCGGGATACGCCTGTGATGCGGGCGGCTTCGACGAATTCTTTGTGTTTGAGGCTGAGGGTTTGTCCGCGGACGATGCGGGCGACGTCCAGCCATGAGACGAGTCCGATGGCGACGAAGATGAGTAAGAGGTTACGTCCGAAGAAGGTGGTGAGGAGGATGACGAAAAACATAAACGGAAAGGCGTTGAGGATTTCGAGCAGGCGCATCATGACGGAGTCGAGTTTGCCGCCGAAAAAGCCTGCGAGCGCGCCGTAGAGTGTGCCGATGACGACGGCAACAAGTGCGCCTGCAATGCCGATGAGCAGGGAAATGCGTCCGCCGGCGGCGGCTCGGGTGAAGAGGTCGCGTCCGAGCAGGTCGGTGCCGAAGTAGTGGCGGGTGGAGAAGGAAGGCGGGATTTGCATGTTGTCCCAGTCGGTGTAGTCGTAGGTGTAGGCGCTGATCCAGGGGGCGGCGACAACGAAGAGGGTGATGGCGGCAAGGATGAAGATGCTGCACAGGGCGGCTTTGTTGTTGCTGAAACGCCGCCATGCGTCCTGCCACAGGCTGCGTCCGTGTACTTGTGCCTGTTCGGCTGCGTCTGCTATGGCGCGGGAATTTTTCTTGTTGAATAGCATGGTGTTCTCCGTTGTTTTGTTCGGGGTCGTCTGAAAACGGCAAAACTGGTTTTCAGACGACCTTTTTTGCTTTTAATAGCGGATTTTGGGGTCGATCAGGGCGTAGAGGATGTCGAGTATGGCGTTGAAGACGATGGTCAGTACGCCGACGAGGATGGTCAGCCCCAAGATCATGCCGTAGTCGCGGTTGAGCGCGCCGTTGACGAAGAGTTGTCCGATGCCGGGCAGTCCGAAGACGCTTTCGATGACGATGGCGCCGGTGATGATGCCGACGAAGGCAGGAACGAGATAGGAGAGGATGGGCAGCATGGCGGGACGCAGTGCGTGGCGCAGGACGATGCTGTTCATGGACAGCCCTTTGGCGCGGGCGGTGCGGATGTAGGGGCTGTTCAACACTTCTATCATCGCGCCGCGCGTGATGCGGGCGAGGCCTGCGACATAGCCTATGGAGAGGGCGGCGACGGGCATGATGAGGCTGGTCAACGAGCCGTCATTCCAGCCGCCGGCGGGCAGCCATTTGAGGGTGATGGCGAAGATGAAAATCATGATGGGGGCTTTGACGAAGCTGGGGACGACGATGCCGGTCATGGCGGCGGTCATGATGGTGTAGTCCGCCCATGTGTTGCGCCTGAGTGCGGCGATGGTACCCATGAGTACGCCCAAGACGGTGGAGACGATGAAGGCGTACACGCCCAGTTCGACGGAGACGGGCAGAGCTTGGGCGAGCAGCTCGTTGACGTTGTAGTCTTTGTATTTGAACGAGGGGCCGAGGGCGCCGGGGGCGGGCGGGTTGTGGGAATTTAAGGATTTCAG